TCGGTGGACGTACAACTGAAAAGGCTACGAGCATCTTTAAAAAGTAAAAATCCTTAAAAATAGGTGATTATATTATAGAACAATTAAATTAAATTAAATATTATGAAAAAATTATTATTAAGTATTTGTATACTTTTTACTATGACTAGTTATAGTCAAATAAGTAAAGAACTACCAGGAATATGGAAAGGTGAAGATAGTAGTTATTATGTATTAATAGTAGCTAATGAAGAAGAAAAACTACAATTTGCAAATGTATCTTGGGAACAAGGTAATATTTTAAAAGAAGAAATTCTAGAAAAAGAAAGGGAACATATTATTACACAAATATACAACCCAGAAAATGACTGGTGGGTATCAATTAAATACACAATGGTAGATGAAAATACTGTTAAATGTGAATTTAGTGGTGATAGTGAGAATGTTTCAATTTATAAACGACAATATATAACAAATTAAATCAAATAAAAATGAGTGAAGAAATTAAAAAAATTACAGAAGAAGAACTAAAAAAAGTAGTAACTTTTCAAAATGACTTAGCAAAAGCTATTCAGAATGTAGGTATATTAGAAGCTGAAAAACATGCGGTATTGCATGTAGTAGCTGGAATAAACCAAGACCAAGGAAAGTTAAAACAAGAACTAGAAGAAAAGTATGGTTCAATAAGTATAAATTTACAAGATGGTTCTTATGAGGAAATTAAACCAGAAGCTAAAGAAGAAGACGCAGTAGAAGAAGAAAAATAGTCATGAATAATGTAATACGTAAAATCAGTATTGGATCTGATTATAAAAATGACGCTATGCATTATTCTGTTGGCCAACAAGTTTATGGAGGTCATGAGATTTCTCATATTATATTAGATGAAAAAGATAAATCTTATAATATTCATATAAAGAAAAACAATGAGGTATTGCCTTGGAAGAAATTTAATTCTCACATGGCAATATCCATTGAATATGATTTAGAATATTAATGAGAAGTTTATACGATTTTATTATAAAACCTATTGGGGAAAGATATGCTAATACTGCTATAGTAGAGGATAAAAATTTAGTATTAAATACTAAAATTGAAAGTTTTAAATTTGTGAATAGAACAGCTAAAGTTATTGAAACCCCTTTAGCCTTTAAAACTCCAATTAAAAAAGGTGATACTATTATAGTACATCAAAATATATTTCGTAGATTTTATAATATGAAAGGCGAACAACAAAATAGTCGCTCATATTTTAGAGATGATATGTATTTTGCAGCACTAGAACAAATTTATTTATATAAAAATACAGGTAAATGGACTTCTATTAATGATAGATGTTTTATAAAACCACTTAAAAATACAGACAAATTTAGCACGCATAATGAAGAGTCTTGTATTGGAGTACTAAAAATTGGTAATAATACTTTAAAAGGTATTGAAATCAATCCAGGAGACAAAGTTGGGTTTAAACCCGGTGGTGAATGGGAGTTTATGATTGATAAAGAGCGTGTTTATTGTATGAAATCAAATGATATAGTTATAAAGTATGAACACCAAGGAAACGAAGAAGAGTATAATCCAAGCTGGGCATAAAGCTGTCGAAGAACTTATTAAAGTTGCTAAAGAAGCTATTGTTGATTCTGATACAGATATTTCTGCAGATAGACTTAAAAATGCGGCTGCTACTAAAAAGTTAGCTATATTTGATGCTTTTGAAATTTTGAATAGAATTGAAGAAGAAAAAAATATGTTAGAAGATAAACCTAAAGTAGAAGAAAAGAAAGAAAAATCTTTTAAAGGTTTTGCGGAAAGGAGGTCTAAATAATGTATAAACAAACTTTATATAAAATACTACCTAATTACGTTAAGTCTAAAATTCTTAAACGAAATAATAGGTATAAAAAATGGGAGTACGGATATAATGAAGATCATGATTTTATAGTTATTAGCAAAACAGGAATGATAGGGGAAGTATATGAAATCCAAGGATTAAAAATAGCTTTGCCTAAACAACCTAAAAATGTCCATAAATTTGAATCTGAAAAATGGGAAAAAACTTCATTACCTAAAGTATTAGGTAATATTAAAAGTGTATTCGAATGGGATAAATACCCTGAAGATTTTAAAGAAAAATGGTACGATTATATTGACGAAGAATTTAATAGAAGAGAACGAGGTTTTTGGTATTATAATCAAAATACCCCTGTTTATCTTACTGGCACTCACTATATGTACTTGCAGTGGAGTAAGATTGATGTTGGGCCACCAGATTTTAGAGAAGCCAATAGAATATTCTTTTTATTCTGGGAAGCTTGCAAAGCAGACACAAGATGCTATGGAATGTGTTACCTTAAAAACCGTAGATCAGGATTCTCTTTTATGGCCTCAGGAGAGGTTGTAAACTTAGCTACTATATCAAGTGATTCCAGGTATGGAATATTATCTAAAACTGGACCAGATGCTAAAACGATGTTTACTGACAAGGTTGTGCCTATATCGGTAAATTATCCCTTCTTTTTTAAACCGATTCAAGATGGTATGGATCGACCTAAAACTGAATTAGCATATAGAGTTCCAGCTTCTAAATTTACTAGAAGAAAGATTATAACTGGCGAAGTGCTTGAAGAACTTGAAGGCCTGGATACTACTATAGATTGGAAAAATACTGGTGATAATAGTTATGATGGGGAAAAATTAAAACTATTAGTACATGACGAATCAGGTAAATGGGAGAGACCTAGTAATATATTAAATAATTGGAGGGTTACTAAAACATGTCTACGGTTAGGAAGCAGAATTATTGGAAAATGTATGATGGGATCTACCTCAAACGCATTAGACAAAGGTGGAGATAACTTTAAAAAACTATATGAAAGCTCAGATGTTACAAAAAGAAACGCCAATGGACAGACTCGCTCAGGATTATATAGTTTGTTCATACCTATGGAATGGAACTACGAAGGATACATTAACACTTATGGGTTACCTGTATTCGAAACACCCAAAACCCCAGATGAGGACCCTCATGGACAAAAAATAAAACTAGGTGTATTAGATTATTGGCAAAATGAAGTAAATGGGTTAAGTGAAGATCAAGATGCTTTAAATGAATTTTATAGACAATTCCCTAGAACTACTAAACACGCATTTAGAGATGAATCTAAAAACTCTCTTTTTAATCTAACTAAGATATACCAACAAATAGATTGGAATGCCGATATTAGACACAGTAGTGTTATAACACAAGGATCTTTTCAATGGGTTGGAGGAATTAAAGATACAGAAGTAATATTTGTTCCAAATAAAAACGGTAGATTTTTTGTTTCTTGGGTTCCACCTGCTAGATTACAAAATAATATTATAAAAAAATTAGGGAAAAAATACCCAGCTAATGAAACTTTAGGGGCATTTGGTTGTGACCCTTATGATATATCCGGTACAGTTGACGGTAGAGGCTCCAATGGATCTTTACATGGTTTAACTAAATTTAGTATGGAAGATGTGCCTCCACATCATTTTTTCTTAGAATATATTGCTAGACCACAAACAGCAGAAACCTTTTTTGAAGATGTATTAATGGCTTGTATATTCTATGGAATGCCAATATTATGTGAAAATAATAAACCTAGATTATTATATCATTTTAAAAGAAGAGGATACAGAGGGTATGCAATGAATAGACCAGATAAAATATATAATAAATTATCTGTTACTGAAAGAGAAATTGGTGGTATACCAAATTCAAGCCAAGATATTATACAAGCACATGCTGCTGCAATCGAATCTTACATAGAGGAATATGTAGGATTAAAAGAAGAAGGAAATTATGGAGATGTATATTTCCAACGTACATTAGAAGATTGGAGTAGATTTAATGTGAATAACAGAACTAAGCATGATGCCTCGATTAGTTCGGGATTAGCAATTATGGCATGCAATAAAAATAAGTATAGACCAGTTCCTAAACTTATAAAACAAGAATACGATTTAGGAATTAAAAGATACGACAATACAGGAGCACTATCCAAAATTATACAATAAATGAAGATAAACTATAATACTAATAGTCCTTTTCCGAGTCAAG